TCACATTTGAACTCCTCAGGCTTGAAGTTCGGAGCGTACTTCTTTACGTTCCGAAAATGCCTCAGTGCCCTGTCTGTGTTCGTGCCATAAACGCCATCAATATCGCTCTTACGCGTGAAAGCCTTGCGCTGGAACTTCTCTATATTCGCCTTGTTGTATTCACCGAGACCGAGGTATTTGAAGTATTCTTTTCTCTTTGCCAGTGACAGCATTACTCATCACCCTCTTCATCGTCCACATCGAACTCCTCGAAATCGTCCTCTTCATCGAACGGATCGTTGTCGAGGTCGTACAGCGTATCATACAGCTTCACTTCAGGCAGCCCGATTATCACGCTCTTAGCAAGTGATATGACCGCCGCAAGTGTCGCCGCCGAAACGACCAGCTTCCAGTTCACATCGGACAGCACCGCCGCCGATGACGGTATCGCCGCGATGAAAGCCTGAAAGAAAGTGTGTGCGGCTCGGATCAGTGCCGCCTTCCAAAAGTCATAGCCCATTTTTATACCTCCCAGCACATTATTCTGCATCCCGTGCCGTTTACTCCGCGTCCCGCTGTATTGTTCCTGAGATACAGCGTCAATACATCGTCCGCGGTCAGATTGATAAAGGTCGGCATCAAAATAGCCGAATCATAATTGCCGCCCATCCTCATGTATGCCGGTCCGAGTGCAGAAGAATCGTTTTTATAGATAGATACGCCGATAAGGTCGCCGCTCGTTGCCGTATCCATTGGCACCTGTACCGACAGAGCATATACACCGCCCTTGACGCATTTGATGCCCTTGTTGTCGCTGTCGTATGTGAAGCCCTCGCCGTTTCCGATAGCCGTTATCGGGATTTTCGTATCTGATCCCGATGCCGTGATGGTCGTGGCTGTCAGCGAATTAGCGTAAAACCATCCGCTCGGATTCGCACCGCTTGACCCTGATGAATTACCGAGTGCGTCCGCAAGTGTTACGGACAGGTCTCCGAGTTCCATCGAGTCGTATCTGTCAGATAATGCGTCCCATACGGTCTTAACGATCTTGAACTGCCCCGAACTGCCATAGTCAGGGAATATAACGTTTATCGTGTCGCAAAGACTGCATTTCATTAACTGACTGAGTTCGGGATAGCCTAAATCCTGAAGCCTCACAAATTCAATGTGAATATTCTGTATAGGCAGATACGGCTTTAAGCTGTTTATCACCGTCTGCCCCATCGACTCGACAGCCGCCTGTGTAGGCTTGTTCTGGAACTTATCCGATATATCAAGCGGGACACATTCCTGTCGGTTCGTCAGTGTTGCCCCGCCAGCGTCTACCGCCTGAGCAAAAACCACAGCGTCATCGGTGCCCTTCCAGTACGGTATCGCTCTCATGTAGGTGCCCTGAATATCAAAGTCCTCTTTGTAGTCGAGCATATTCACGCCATAGCGGATAGAGAACGGCTTTAATGTGCCTCGGGCTGAATGAAGAATGACATTCCATTTATCCCACTCATATTCGCCGCCGAACGTGTCCAGTATCGAGCCTTCAACGCCTCCGAGCACGGAGCGTACTGTTTTCGGTATGCCGTTAAGCGCACCGACATAGCCCGACTTGGTCATGTCCGATTCGTATGTAAATAATCTGTTTGCGGGCACCGTCTGATTTTTGAGTATATAAAACGCATCTGCAAGGCTGTTCGCACCCGATTCGACCGTGGTGAAATAACTCTGTCTGTAGCTGACGTGCGTACAATGAAATTCAACTATTCCGTTTATCGGCTTCGTATAACTCACGATGTCGAACGGCTGGATGTCTCCCGTTTCATCGTGTGTCACACCTATGATGCGTCCGACTTGGATTAGATCGAAATTCGCGCCCGTGACAGGATAGGAAAAATCACATTCGTAGATGCCGTTGCGCTCTTCGGAGACCTTGCAGTCGATACAGTCACGTAGCCGTCCGAGTCCGTTGAAGTCGAATCCTGTTTCGTTGCTTTCGTAAATAATAGGGATCATATTTTCCACCAGTTCGGTACCACCTTGAACGATGTCACCGTGTTATCGTATGTGAATGTGTTCGAACCCGGCGAAAGAACAGGCAGCTTCGAACCTAAGTCAATAAACGCGTTGAGCGGTACCTCTTCGCCGTTCACGATCTTGTACGCCTCGCCTATATCACAGTTGATGTATGTCGGACTTCCGAGAAGTGACTGACTCGATACGGCTGTTATTGCTTCGGTGTGCGTCGAGACCGATACGCTTATATTCGCATCGCTGTTACTGCTTGATGAGCCGATTGCCAGCTTCTTTGTTGTGCTGTCGATGCTGGTTAATTGCACCCATATATCGAAATCAAATGAATCGGTTACAGTTGACGCGCCTGAGGTCGGTTTGTATCCGACAGCGACAGTACATCTGCAATACTTCTTGGTTGAGCCGAGAAGCCCGCTCGTATCTATCGGATCAAACTCAAGTACGCGCCGCCTCTCTCTTTTGCTGATGTTCTCCGCTGTGTTCGTGGTAAATGTGAAGTCGCTCGTATTCTTCGCCGTTATGGTATAGCCCGTTATCTCTGCGGATGGACTGCTCGCATTTAAGCGAACGCGCAGCGCCTTGCTGAATCCCTCCAGCGTTATCGTGTCGCCTGACGCAAGTAATGCGGTCGAGAACGTTACGGAGCTGTCGTCCGTCGGATCAGCAAGCGTTACCGCTCCGACCGTACTGTTTACCAGTGAGATTTCATACCCATTCGCTGTGATATTGCCGTAGCCCGTTACCTGAAGCGTCGGACTCGCATCGAACGCCGTCGGATTTGAAAGCGTCCCGTTATTAGCGACAGTCGTAGCCGTTTCGCCTGAGGTCAAAAATCTCTGTGGCTTGCACTCGAAAACAATCTCAAACTCGCCCGCTCTCGATTGTGCCGTTGCTACTTCGAGACCGCTTTTATACACCGCCATTCTGTACTCATCGGAATTGTAGTCGTCCGATAGTCTGACGTATCCCCTCTTTGAACACAGGAAATTGCGGAAATCGGAAACCGCCTGTCTGTAGTCCGCTTCGCTGTCGGCAAAGATGCCCGCTGGATACGTGACTGTTATGTTTTCGAACCGCCCCTTATCCATAGCGAACGCGCCGTTTCTGCCCGGTATCGTTATCATTTCCACATCGCGTTCAGGTGCGTTGTAGACCGCCTCGCCCGTGATATATACGCCGTAATTTCGGCTTGATGTGCCATCGAACGACAACGCCTTGTATATCGCTCCCGTCGGTGCTATTGCCATGCCAGCGTCCTCCTTCTCTGCATCTGAATAAGTTTCTGTTCAACCGCCTCTGCCAGTTCATTGACTGACATATTATCCGAGCCGTAAACATTCACGACTATACCGCCGCTGTTTGCCGCCGCTATGTTATCGAGCTTGTCCCATAATTTATCCAATGGAACGACCGCCTCTGCACCAGCTTCACCTACACCGATGATGGATGGATTATCAAAAATACCGCCCGTCTTGTACCAGCTCACACTAAAACCAGTCGGATACTTGATAGTACCGAGAGGTCCGAAGTCCTTCGAATTCCAACTGATCGTGAAGTGCGGTGTTTTGAGGTTCTTGAAAATGTTTCCGATGTCGATCGGGAACCAGCCTTTTATCTTGTCGATAACGCCCTGAACCTTATCCCTTGCGGTCTCAAACGGCTTGATTATCCTCTCTTTGATGGCTTCGAAGGTCGACCGAACGTTTTCCTTCAGCGTGTGGATCTTTTCTTTTACCGATGCGATCAGCCCCGCAACAGTGCCGACTACTTTCGCTTTCGCATTTTCCCACGCCGTCGTTATTGATGTCTTGATGCCCTCGAACTTCGCCTTGATATTCGTCCAGAGTTCTTGCGCTTTCGCCTTGATGTCGTCCCAATGCTTGTAGAGCAGAACACCGATAGCGATTACCGCGGCTATGGCTGCGACTATTCCCAGCATCGGAGCCGTTATCATTCCGATCACGCCCACAAGCGCGCCGACACCTGACGAGATCGCTCCGATTATGATCAGTAACGGAGCGGCTACGGCTATGACGGTTGCGATGATACCGATAATGGTCTGTGTCTGCGGTGACAGGTTCGCGAACCATCCCGCAAGCTGTCCGAACAGATCCATCAGCTTCTCGAGTGCCGGTGCCAGATATGCCGCTATCTGTGTGCCTACCTGTTGCAGCGCGACCGAGCCGACCGCCTTCATGGTATCGAGCGAATCGTTGAACGCATTGGCATCGTCGAGCGTTTCCTGATCGATGAAGTCGAGGTTGTACTTCTCAAGCGTCTCGGCAAAGTTCTGATAGGTTTCGCCGCCGTCCTCGATGAGAGGATTGAGGTCTCCCGCTGATTTTCCGAGCAGATCCATCGCAAGAGCCTCGCGCTCCGTCTCGTTCTCGACCGTGCCGAGTTTCTGAATGACCTCGTTCCAGACATCATCCGTATTGCGAAGATTGCCCTCTGCATCCGTTATTGAAATGCCCAGCCTGTCGAACGCCTCGGCCTGTTTTCCTGTTCCGTCCACCGCCGACGACATCGACTTTGTGAGCTTTCTGTGTGATGCCGCTATGGTCTCGACCTCTACATCAACGAGCTGAGCCGCCGCCGAATACATCTGCAATTCCTGTGTGCCGATCCTGTACTTCGCCGACAGCGTGTTCATATCGTCAGCCCACGAAGCCGACTTGACCGCGATCGCTCCGATAGCACCCGCAACAACAGCCGCCGCAGCTGAGAACTCTCTCATAGCGTTGCCCGCCGCAGTCAGTTTGCTGCCCATCTCTTTGAACTGCTCCGATGCGGCGCGGAGATTAACGTTGCCGATTTTCTTCTCTTCGGCAACGAGATGCTTTAATTTCGACTCGGTCTCAATGATCTCGCGCTGTACGGTTCGGTACGCCTCGGAGTTTTTATCTATACCCTGAGTGTCCATCTGCTTCTGCGCGTCTTTGAGCTGCTTGAGATTTGTCTCGGTCTGCTCTATCTTCTGCCTGAGAAGGTCTTGTTTCTGTCTCCACAGCTCTACCGATGTCGGATTGAACTTGAGTGCCCTATCGACGTTCTTTAACTCCCTGTCGATGTCCTTCGTGCTATTCTTGATTTGTCGGAGGGCTTTATCGAGTTTCGTGGTATCGCCCTGAAATTCGATTGTAATGCCCTTTATGTTTCCAGCCATTTAAATGCCCTCTAACCGAAAAATGCGTTGATGTCGTTCTGTGATGCCTTCCGCTTCGTTCCGTGCTTCTCAGCGTACTTTTGAGCCTTCTGCGCGGCTCTCTGTCTGTTGTTGTAGACGATGCAAAAGTCCACCACCTGACCTATCTGCATTTTCTTTATATCTGTCAGTGTTAACCCTCGTTCGAGTCCGGCGAGGATGATTGTGTCGATGTCGATTCCGGCTGAACGACCTTTATCCCGCTTCGAAGGTCTTTCAGCCTCTTCAAGTTTTTTGAGCTGACTAAGCCTTTGAACGCCAGCTTGAATACTTCCGGCGCGATCCTGTCCACCGGGAACTCGTCGAAGCCGCGCACCCACGTTTTAGGGTCCGGGATGTCATCGTCACACGCTTTAGCCATCGCCCATGTGATGTTTATAAGCTCAACAAATTCGAGACCGCTCAGATGTATCACGGCATCAAGCAGCCTGTCGCCGTCAAGAGCCTTAACGATGTCAGTTACTTCGACTTTGCCGCCGATGCTGACTTCTTCGATGAGACCGCCGGCAATATCGAGTGCAGCTGCGAGCATTGGCATCAGCGTCGGGATGATGTCGTGTCCGAACTGGTCCCTGTATGTCATCGCCCAGCTCACGTTATTCGTCAGCCGAACGTCTTGTTTTCCGATCTTGATTGTCTTTTCCATTGTTCACCTCCTATGAAAAAATGGAGCGGGACCAGATACAGCCCCGCCCCGTTTCGATTAAGTGGTTGTCGGTGCCGGAGGACTTGTAAACAGTGTGCTGTATCCTGTAGCTCCCTGATTGTACGAAACCATTGAGATACCTGTTTTGTTATCGCCCGCAACTGTTACCGCAATCGTCTCTGTTGCCGGTTCGATGCTCTCCTCTTCGGTGCTGTACTCGCGAGTGATACCGCCGAGTGAGCAGTTATACATGATAATTCTGCGGGACTCAGCATCACCCTCGACCTGAAATGCGATATATACATCCGGCTTCGTAACGTTCTTGACGCAAGCGAGACCGCCATCGCCCTTCTGAATGTATCCGAGGAAGTTCTTCTTAAACTGATCATCGAACTTCGCGACTTCGAGATCGCCCTCGAATGTACCGCCGGTATAGCCGCTCCAGTACACAACGTTATCGGCATAGAACTTATTGGACTCGCTCTGCTCCTCAGGGCTGAACGAAACCGCTCCGGCCTGATGGTATGGTGTGCCCATTGTTACGGTGCCTGTTGTGCCTACTGTGTAGGTGCCGACGTACAGATTCGAGATACCAAATTCGACTTTATTTGCCATTCTGATTTCTCCTTAAACGTAGTAATAAATCACGAACACACCCTGATCCTCGATAAAGATGTCCTCGGATTTGTCATATAAATAGCCAGCCGCGAGAAGTGCGTTCTCGATGCTGGCCTCGTTCTGTTCGTTCTTTGTTGTGAAGTAATACTCGACCTGATACTGATTCTTGCGCCAGTAATGTGTGTTATCTGCCTCCATGACGTTCTGACCGTTGCCGATGTACACGATGTACGGAGGATCCTGGTCTGTCCTGAAATGCGAATAAGCACACGGAAGGCCGGTGCTCTGTAGTATTGCGTATATGCTCATTGTTCAATGCCCTCTTTTATAAGACGTTGAAATTCTTTATTAGCCCACGTTTCGACAGGCTTGATGTGTTTATGTGCCGGTGCTCGTCCGTATGTGCCTCTCTTGTTCCTGATAACGTGACCGTTCTCGAGCAAGTGTGTGAGCTGATAGTTTGTAGCATTGTGCACAATAACCGATCTTGCCGACTCTTTTTTTACTGTCCACCCCGAAGCATATGCGCCCGTTCTCCGTGGAGAGGTGTTGTGTA